CAAATATAAATACACAGAACGTAAGCGAAGCTGAAGAAGCTCTAAAACTTGCATACACAGATTTAATAGCTTTTGGTAAGTTATTCTTACCTGATGATTTTTTACGAAGCGAAACACCATTCTTTCACTATGAAGTTGCTGATGCAATTGATGATAAAGAAAACAAACAAACTGCCATTATTATTCCTAGAGGTCATGGTAAAACCGTATTAACTAAAGCATCTATGTTAAAAGATTTTGTCTTTTGTAAAGATGATTTCTTATTCTATGCTTGGGTATCTGCTACACAAAAACTTAGTGTAGGTAATATGGATTACATTAGACACCACCTTGAATTTAATGATAGATTAAAATACTATTTTGGAAATTTAAAAGGAAAAAAATGGACAGAGGAAGATATAGAGTTAAGTAATGGATGTAAACTTATTAGTAAAAGCAATGTCGCAGGAATCAGAGGTGGAGCAAAACTACACAAAAGATACGACCTCATCGTACTTGATGACTTCGAGCATGAAGCAAACACAATTACGCAGGAAGCAAGAGATAAGAATGCTAATCTTGTTACTGCTGTTATCTATCCCGCTATTGAGCCTCACACTGGTCGTCTTCGTGTTAATGGCACTCCTGTACATTATGATTCATTTATTAACAATCTTCTTAATAGTTATGCGAAAGCTGAAAAAGAAAACAAAGAGTTTGCTTGGAAAGTTATTACATATAAAGCATTATTAGATAACGAAACACCATTATGGGCATCTTTCTTTACTAAAAAGAAATTAGAAGAAAAGAAAAAATTCTATGCAGATAGTGGTATGCCACAAAAGTTCTATCAAGAATATATGATGGAAGTACAATCTGAAGAAGATGCTATATGGAAAAGAGACCATATTAGATATTGGAATGGATACTTTAAAAATGAAGATGGTGTTAATTATATTGTAAAAGATGGAGATGATATACCAGTTAATACATTTATTGGATGCGACCCTGCTACAGATATTGATACTAAGCATTCTGACTATAGTGTTATAACTGTTATTGCGATTGATGCGAATAATGAATTATATGTATTAGAATATGAAAGACATCGTAGTATTCCTACTATAGGTTCTAAGAATCCAGAGACTGGAGAGATAATAGGAAAGAAAGGTGTAGTAGATATTATTATAGAATTACATCAAAAATACAATTGTACATCATCTACAGTTGAAGATGTAGCTATGAATCGTAGTATATTTCAAGCAATGAATGACGAAAGAAGAAGACTAAACAAGTACGATATATCCGTAATACCACAAAAACCAGGCGGTACACAGAAACGAAATCGTATTTATTCTGGACTTTCTGCACGTTTTAGTACAGGAACTGTCCATTTGCGTAAAAATATGTTTGATTTAATTAACGAAATCCTTACTTTCGGTCCTAAAATGGCTCATGATGACACTATTGAATCACTTTATTACGCACAAATACACGCATTTCCGCCAAGTATGAAAAAAAGTAAAGATAAAAAATCATGGTTTAAGCCTAAAAGAAAAGCTAAAAGCTGGTTAGTATCGTAAGGAGTATATATGCCTAAATTTGGTAAAAGGTCAAAAGAACGATTAAGAGGAGTAGACACTAGACTTGTTAATGTCCTAAATGAACTTATTAAGATTATGGATGTTACAATTATTGAAGGATTACGGAGCAAGCAACGACAGGAGATATTACTAAAAGAAGGCAAAACTAAAACTAAGTTTAGCAAACATATTGAAGGAAAAGCTGTAGACCTCGCTCCGTATCCTATAGATTGGGAAGATAGAGATAGATTTCATTATATGGGTGGAATGATTAGAGGAATAGCAAAACAATTAAATATTAATGTTCGTTGGGGCGGCGATTGGGATAGTGATGGCGAAACAAAAGATAATCGCTTCGATGATTTAGTCCATGTGGAGATTAGAGATTAATGGCAAGAGTAACAAAAAAATCTAAAGCACAAATAAATAAACAGATATGGGATAAAGTAAATAGTTCTCATAGACAACAATGGCAAACTACTAGTCAAAAAGGATATGACTTCTATCTTAATGAACAACTTACAAAAGAAGAAGTTACATTATTAGAAGAGTCTGGAATGCCAACATTTACTATAAATAGAATAACACCTATTATAGAAATAATGAAATACTTTACTACTGCAAATGACCCTAAGTGGAAAGCGGTAGGAACAACAGGAGACGATACAGACATTGCACAAGTTCATGCTGATATAGCAGATTATTGTTGGTATCTGTCAAATGGTAAATCATTATATAGTCAAGTAATACTAGATTCACTTACTAAAGGATTGGGATATTTTCTTGTAGATATTGATAAAGATGCTGATAGAGGATTAGGAGAAGTTTGTTTTAAAAGACTTGACCCTTACGATGTATATGTAGACCCTGCTAGTAGAGACTTTTTATTTAGAGATGCTACGTTTTTACAGATAAGAAAGAATATATCTAGGTCTAGATTAATTAATATGTTACCACAATTTGAAGCAAAGATTAAAAAAGTTTCAAAAGGTTCAGATGTTGTTTCCTATTCACAAAGAGATGCAGACTTTACAGATACTATACAACCTGAAGATTTGACATATGGTGTTAATATGGATGCTGAAGATGATGACATTATACCATACTATGAAACATATAGTAAGAAAAAATTTAAATATCATAATGTATACATTAAAATAGAACCATCTCCAGCTCAATTAGATTTATTAAAAGAACAAATACAAGAAGCATTACAATCTTTTCAAGAAGAAATAGAAGTTGGTTTAATTGAAAAACAAATGCAAATTGAACAACAAGTTCAAGAAGGTGAAATAATTCCAGAAAGAGCAAAGTTAATGATTGAAAATTCTCAAAAAATGGCTGCTCAAGCTATAAGAGAAAAAGAAATGCAATTACTTTCTGAAGCACAAGAACAAGCAACTGTTATTAAACAACAAGTAATGTCTAATGCAGATTTTAATCTTTTACAAAATAGTAAAGTAACTCAAAAAAATATTATTGATTCTGTAGAATTTTATGAAAATAGGATTGTAAAAACAGTTAGTGTAGGAGATGATACATTCTTATATGAATCTATTATCCCTATATCTGAATATCCTATTGTACCTATTCCATATATGTATACTGGAACTCCATATCCAATGAGTGCAGTAACTCCTCTTATAGGTAAGCAACAAGAAATAAATAAAGCACATCAGATAATGCTTCACAATGCAAACCTATCTTCTAATCTTAGATGGATGTATGAAGAAGGTTCGGTTCCAGAAGATGAATGGGAAAAGTATTCTTCAGCGCCTGGAGCATTGTTAAAATACAGAAGTGGATTCTCTCCACCTACTCCAATACAACCAGCTCCAATCAATAATGCATTCTTTACAGTTGTACAACAAGGTAAATCAGATGCAGAATATATTAGTGGTGTACCTAGTGCAATGATGGGATTCTCTCAAGACCAAGCAGAAACATATCGAGGATTACTAGCAAATGATGAGTTTGGTACTCGTAGATTAAAAGCATGGATGAATAGTATTGTAGAACCTTCACTTGAACACTTAGGTAGAGTGTTTAAAATGATGGCGCAAGAACATTATACTATTGAAAAAGTATTTAGAATTGTACAACCATTAGCAGGTAAAGACGAAGAAAAAGAAGTTAGAATTAATATTAATATGTATAATGATTATGGTAAAGCTATTGGTAAATATAAAGATTATGCATCTGCAAGATTTGATGTTAGAATAATTGCAGGCGCAACACTACCACTAAATAGATGGGCATTACTAGAAGAATATTTTAGATGGTATCAATCTGGATTAATTGATGATATTGCAATGTTAGCAGAAACAGACATAAGAAATAAAGATAAGATTATTGAAAGAAAGTCAATGTTATCTCAAATGCAAGGTCAATTAGAATCTATACAAGGTTTAATAAAAGAAAAAGATGGAACGATAGAAACACTACAACGTCAATTAGTACAAGCAGGTATTAAGATGAAGGTAGGTGATGCATCGAATGAAATACGAAAAGATGTTCTTGAAACTGAAGCACAGCAAAAACTTCTAAGAGGAATGTTAAAAGTTGAGTTTCAGAAAATGAGAGACCAAATGAAAAACGACATGGAATCAACAAAAGAAGATGTAGCTAAAATAGAGCAATCTTAGCAGTTGCATTTTAGATTTTATAGTTGCTAAATTAAAATAACCTTAAAATAGGAGATAGTATGTCAGAACAAGTAGGTAACGCTCAAGGAGCCCCCGAAAGTACAAACGTACAAGATGCAGTTATAAACGGGTCAGGTGATTTCTTTGAAACACTAGATAGGCAAGTTAATGGCGGCATATTAGACGAACCAAAACAATCAACCTCGGTACAAAGCGGTAACACGCAGTCGAGCCCCAATGTAGACGTTCAAGCAGAAAATCAACAAGATGTTGATGTTTTGCAAAAAAGGTATAGCGATTCTAGTAGAGAAGCTAAAAGGCTAAATGGTAAACTAAGGGAACTAGAGCCTTATATGCCAATATTAGATGCTATGCGAGAAGACCCTAATTTAATTTCTCATGTTAGAAATTATTTCGAGGGTGGAGGTCAGGCCCCACAATCAATGAATCAACAACTGAATCTTGATGAAGATTTTGTTTTCGATGCTGAAGAAGCATTTGCTCAACCTGATTCCGATTCTGCAAAAGTAATGGGTGCTACAATCGATGGTATTGTACAGCGTCGTCTTAGTAATGTTCTAAAAAATCAACAAGCTGAAAATGCAAAAATGGCTCGTGAAACTCAATTCAAAGAAAGAATGAATATGAATGATGAACAATGGAAAGAGTTTACTGAGTTTGCAAAAAGTAAGTCTTTAGAACTTGAAGACATTTACTATCTAATGAATCGTAAAAACAGAGATGCAGAGATAGCCGATACAACTAGACAACAAATTCAAGACAAAATGAAGGCAGTTCAAGGGCAACCATCTACTTTGGCAACACAAGGTAGTGTAGCAGTTGAAAAGTCTCAGGATGATTCAGTCTTTGATACCATTTTGGGTTCTGGCAATGAACTAGAAAAGGCTTTCAGTATATAAATTATATTGACAGCCATTAACTCAAAATGAAAGAGGTGTTAATATGGCTGATGTATTCGGCATGGAGACATATTCTGACGTACAAAGTTGGAATAACGGTCCTTTAAAAGACACTGGTGATTTAAGACGTAAATACAATTTTGGGGATAGGGTTTCTGAACTAGCAATAGCACAAGACCCATTTTTCCGATTCGTCTCACAAGTCGCCAAAAAACCTACGGATGACCCAGAGTTCAAATTTACAGAACAAAGACATTCGTACCACAAGAGATATGCATATGTAACTGCTCATGGAGCTAGTTCAAGTGTATCTAGCACTGGAGATGCAACAATAGCAGCTGGTGCAGTAGATGAAGGTGATACATATTACTTTAAAATGGGTTCAGATTATAAATCTTCTGGAAACATTTCAAGTATATATGGACAATCTGCAAGTGCAGTAGATGTTGGGGATGCTGGTACAGCTCCTGCTTTTTTTCTTCCAGACCAAGTAATTAAAATTAATTATAGGGATGAAGATGAATCAGTAGCAGCTGACCTTTTAATTCCAACTGGTTACATTCTTGCAAAAATCCTATCAGTTACAGCAGTATCTAATACTCATCAGATATTAAAAACTGAAATCGTAAAAGGCGTAGCAACTGCACAAGACCTTATGTGGGCAAGTGCTTCAGCTCCTGTTAGTGCAACTTACGATTTATCAGTAGCTGGTAACTTAGAACCAAAGCGTTGTTATGTAGTAGGTTCAGCTCATGCTCAAGGTTCTGGATACCCAGAGTCTTGGAAAGACCAACCTTTCTCAACTGCTTTTGGTTTAACTCAAATCTTCAAAACTGCAATGGCAATGGATAATACTACAAGAGCAACTGTTCTTAAGTATGAACCAAATGAATTTGCAAGAATTTGGAGAACAAAGTTAATTGAGCATAAGTTCGATATTGAACAAGCATTACTATTTGGTTCTCAGGGAACTGATAATGGTGGTACTCAATATACTGAAGGTGCAGTTAGCTTTATTACTAATTATGGAAACATCTTTGATGGTTCTGGTATTGGTGGTACAGGTACTAAGTCTCAAGATGATTTTCTTGATGATATGTCTGAGTTCTTAGACCCAAGATACAACAATGCTAATGCAACACTATTCATGTGTTCTACTGATACATACAATTGGATGCATAAACTAAGTGGATACTTTTCAGCTAACGTACAAAAAGTTGCTGATTCAAGTGCTTCTCTTGGTCGTGCAGACTTTAGTATTGCAGGCAGAAAGAACGTATATGGATTAGACGTTACTCAGGTATTTACTCCATATGGTGCAATGAATCTAGTAAGAAACATTCACTTGGATGGTACTGATGTAAAGATACTTGCTATTAATATGAGTCAATGTGCTTACAGACCTTTGGTTGGTAACGGATTGAATCGTGATACAGCAGTATACGTTGGTGTTCAGACACTTGAGAATAGTGGTGTTGACCGTAGGGTTGATTTAATTCAAACAGAAGCTGGTATGGAATGGCGTATGCCTGAAGCCCACGCTGTCTGGAAATAGGAGGTAAATCATGGCTAATCCTTTATACGGACAAAATAAACAAGACGACCTTATTGATGCTTTGGCAGGTGCAAGTAGTTCTATTGATACTTCATTAGCATCTGGAAGTGGTAAACTTGGCAACGCAGATGTTGTTGCTGACGCAGCTATTCCAGTTACTATTAATGGAGTAGAATATGTTCTACCATTATATGCTATAGCTAAAATATCTTAGTCTTAGTTAATAAATACATTGGGGGGCTTCGGTCCCCCATGTATAGAAAGTAAATAATGGCAACAACAAATATAGAATTAGAAATAGAATCTATAGCAAATGTAGCAGATGCAAATGCTAATTTTATTTTATCTGCACAAAAATCAGTTGCTTCAGCAATACCAAAAGAATTAATGAAATGGGCAGCGAGTGAAACTGACCCTGATACTCATGGAGGAGATGATAGTTCTACTGCAATTACACTTCCAGTAATGACGGATAATATTCTTTCTGTAAGAAGAGGTTCTTATTTTGCTTCAGAAGTATCATCATTTGAAAGTCCATTCTTAGATGATTCAAATAGTTTAAGAAAAGCAACTACTACTTTTCCTAAGTATTGGAGAGCAGTAGATGAATCAAGTGATGCTTATGTAATTAATGTAAAACCAGACCCTACTAGTAGTGTAAAAGCATATGCAAGATATGTAAACTTCGCTAATATAGATGATGATTGTGATTTAAAAGCATCTGTTATATATAAAGCAGTATCTAATGAATTAATGGCAAAGTCTTCTTCATCAGCAACAAGTGCAAGTATTAGTTTACAAACTGCACCTACTGCTCCATCAGCTCCTTCTTTTACATATACAAATGCAAGTGTGGGAGACATGACAATACCATCTACAAGTATTGCAGATATGGTAGCTTTATCAGCATCTGCTCCAACATATACTGCTCCTACTATAAGTCCAGATTATGATGATGCAGACACTTGGATTAATACAGAAGAAGATAGTGAAATGTCAGCAGCTAGGGTACAAGTAATACAATCACAAATTGCTAAGTACAATGCAGAAGTTCAAAATGCATTAAATGTTTTTAATAAAGAGAATACTGCATATCAAGAAGATATACAA